CCTGTTAAACTAAGCATTTTATTAGAGGAAAGAATTAAAATAATTCCTTATATAAAATGGCTGATGTAGCAAAACTTTTTATTCTCACGGTAATTAGTGAGCAACTTGAAGAGGAAGCGAAAAAAGTAACTCTCATAAATGGGCTGAAAAAGGGAACAGCATCTCTGCGTGATGGACTCAAAAAGATGAAAGAGATAAGGGAAAGATGAAATGAAAGTGATGTTTCGTTTATTCAATAAAATAAACGAAAGGCATATGTCGGCTGAACTTATTAGTCGTCATCTGCATCGTCTTTTGGTAAATTAGTTTTCAAATACTCCTTGTGAACATTCGTTGAATGCAAGTATCGCATCGCATCTTTTTCTTCTTCCTCGATACTATGTACTCTTTCGTTATAGTATTGAGAAATTTGTATCTTTCTCGCCAAGTCAACGCCGATTGGTTTTCCAACAACAGCCTCCATTGCTTGTCGAATTAAGTCAAGAAAGTTACTCTTCTTAAAAGGTGCGCCATCTCGCATAGCAAACAGCAAGTCTCCGTTCTGCTTATCGAAGGAGCGAATGTACTCCTTTAGAAGAGTCTTTACTTCTGCTGTAATAGGGAATTTTTGCCTTCCGTATGTGTTGCGGCTTTTGTAATTGTTCCAAACCATTTCAACCGGCGACCTGTTTTTGTCGAGGACGATATAATTAAATTCAGGGTTCATATCCTTAGCTTTCTTTTTGTCACTAACGAATTTGACAACGTTCAAATCATTTCTGGGAACAAGGGTGTTACTAAAATAAAAAGACACAATTAACTTGTAGATAAGCTCGAGTGCGTCCTTGGGTTTGTAGAGTTTAATTCTATCCTTTATTTCACCGAGAGGAAGAGCGTTGTCCATGTCGTCCTCCTTGGCTTTATTCTCCTTGCGAACCTTGTACTCGCCATCTTTGAACTCAGACATCGCTTTCTGGTATTCACCTACGACATCGCTTCCCGCGTCCATCTTTTTAAGAAGACGTACAACGGGCGAGAACATGTCTTTCTTGCCAGAGATGTCGCTTTTTCGAATAACACCAATGACCTTCTGTGCATCAAGTAACCACTCATTTCTTCCGTCATAAGGGTGACCCAACACCATATTGGAAAGCTTGTTTAATTTGGAAACGTAATTACTCACCGTAATTTTACTCAGAGGCTTATCGTGCTTTGAGCCAAGACTCTCAAACACCTCTTTCAACTCTTGCAATTTTTCTGGGTTATTTTTCAAAACTTCCCGAGGGTTTTTAGATACTCGCATTGACATTTATATTCAGATAGATAATTAATTTTTGTTTTTTTAACGATGCTTTTTTTCGGCTTCTAATAAATGAGTACTGTTCAACGTAAACGACGTGTTAAAAAGAACAAACCAACTGACGAAATTAGTTACGAGGGTGGAAAGAGCGAGGGGGGCTTTCTCCCCGCATTTCTATTGGCTTACAACGTATCGAAATTAATTCCTCTACGTAAACGCTTTTCAAATAGAGATGAGGCGTTTCTGACTCGATACGGAGGTATGGCTATTTCTTCGATGAGAGTGTGTAGAACTCCTCTTGCAAATGCTATTGGAAAAGGACTTAACCTACTCACTCTTGGTTCTTGGGAGAAGGCAATTGCGAAGTATGGTTACGATAAGATGTTTCACCTGTTCTTGCTCATCGATATCATAGACTACCGAACAGAAAGGGTAATTACTGTTAAATACGAAAAAAACGAAGTACCGATGGTCAATGAGTTCAAAGACCCGCTCTCGAATCAGACAGAAACTATGCCTGTTGAAAAGCAGTATGATGGGAGGCTCTTTGACTTTATTACGAAAGCTCAAAAAAGCATGGGCACTAAATTTTGGGACTACGACGCTTTTACGGCGAATTGCCAAGACTTTTTATTGGGTTCACTTGGTGCGAATGAGTTATTAACGGCAAACTTACAAACGTTCATCAAACAGGACGTGGAAGCCATCGTTAGAGAAATACCCCAGTATACCACAGGTGTAGCTAAAGCAGTAACTGATACAGCACGGCGAATTCGAACTCTATTTGGGCGCGGGCTAAAAGTAGAGTAAACATAGATATAACATCATTAATGATATATCCAGAAACAAACAACAGATATATAGATACAATTAAAGCAAATATCCAGAGTTTTATTTTGTCATTTAAATTTAAATAGTAATAATTCATATCTATATTTGCCTTAATTCTATCCAGATATAATACTTTGTATATCTGATTCGTTGTTCTCTATATCTATACTCTAATACGAACACATTTATTTTTCTCAAGATAAATAAATGGTATTGGTCTCGGAATTAAAGCGAGTCGCAAAAGAAAAGGGGATACGAGGTTACTCGAAAATGAATAAAGAAGAATTAGAAAAGGCGTTGGGTATTCCGAAACCCAGTGCATACCGACCAATGCGTCTGAGTGCGTTGGGTTTGATTAAACCATCTGTAGAAACTGAAAGTGCCTTGCGACGCTGGAAAGCAGAAGAATGGCTGAATTTAACGGCTAAAATTACAGATGGCGAAAAACTACCTTGCGGGAAGAAAGGAAAGCGACAAAAAGAACTCGACTTACCTTCCGTTTGTCGTCCAAGCAAAAGGAAGAGCGATAAAACTCCAACCCTCTCTTCCAACTTTACCGATGCACAAGTAAAGAAAGCTATTGAACTCAAAAAGAGGGGGCAGAGAATAGATTGGAAAACGCTCTAACCGCGAAGTGCCGAAATTAACCCGAATTAACCGCGGAAGCGGGTTCAGCTCTGCTGAATTAAGTAACTAACTTGTCGACTTCTGCTTCGGGAAGAAGGAAGCCATAACTTCGGTATTCTGTCATTCGATAATTCGTTGCTTTCTTGTGAAACTCTCTCATCGTTTCGGTAGGTATTTGATAAACAATGTCAATTGTATTCAAGTCTTCGGTTGGCTTAATTAGTAAATAATAGTCGGCTTTTGTCGCCATCAAACCAGAAGCACGTCCGTCGTCCTGTACTTCGATAAAGAAGTTTCCGGTTTTCCTCACCATTCTGTCGGTCTTTACCTCATACGTAATAACTTCGCCGTTCTTATGTGTTACTTTCATGTCCCAGTCCGAAAAGAAACGGTTGGGTGCGTGCTCAATTTCATTGTAGTCCTCAAGGTACTCAACACACAGCTTTTCAAACTTCTGACCAAAGGATAAATTCTGGTGGAAGTTAGGCACTTTCATCTTTTATATATACAAAGATGAAAAAAAAAATATATTTTTCAAACGCCACGCCTGAGAACCATCGTTTGTGTCTGCTCTGGCTTAAAATATTTGACTACAATTCTCATCACGTCAGCTTCGAGGAAGTGCTTACACGAAAAGAGGTTTCCGTAAAAAGAACCACTCTCATCGCAAAAATGAATAACGATGGACGATGTCGTGATTAGCTGAACAGCCGTAAGCCCTGCAGCAGCGCCTTCTCCAAAATGCTCGATAGTAGTTTCGCCATGCTTCTCCATTTTAATCTTCTCTACAAGCTCATCAATAAACGCCTTGATGGTTTCGCGAGAAGTAACAGCTTCCTTATCGCCGGCTTTGCAGTTAAATATAAGTTCAGTACCCCAATACAAATGGTCTTCGCAGTTCATGTTTTATTTATATCCAGATATTTTTTTTTCGAAAAAAAAATTATCATAGTTGGTGAAAGAAGAAACTATTTAATAGGCGCAAGTCTGGTTTTGTCTAAACTATCAGCAAATGCCCTTGCGTCATGCTCAGTTAAAAAGCTTTTTATTTTAACCTTTTCGTTTTCGTATCGAAAACGTACACGCCACATGCTGGGTCTTTTTCTGCTTTTAGAAAAAGAAATTTGGATATGTCCTTTAAAGCTGCTGGTATTTCTAATTTGTTCTGTTTGATTCGCCCATCGCAAGTTTTCAAGGCGGTTGTCTGTTCGGTCACGGTTGATGTGGTCGACTGTCGGCTTATCTTTTTCTCTTTCTAAGAAAGTTAAGGCAACAAGCCTCGAAACTAAAAACGGTTTGACCTTTCCATCTTTGGAAAGATGGACACATAAATAACCAGATGAAAAAAGTCTCGGTTTAAGCATTCTCTCTCGAACACCTACGTTACTTTCGCCTCGTCCTTTTCGAGTTCTTTCCAAACTCAGAACGCGTCCTCTGTCTGAAACCAAATAGTGTCCCTCATAACCAATCACATCATCGAAAAATTCAAGTTCAGCCGACATTGCGTTTCGTTTATTTTTATTGAATAAACGAAATATCAGTTTCAATATCGGTCAAAACATAGAATTAAGGCGTTGGTACGGTTTCAAACAGTGTCTCGTTGTGTGGGGTGGCTGTGTTACTTCGCTCTTTAATTCCTCCTCTTCCTTCTTTCGTTCGTCTTCTTCCGCTTGGAGACGCGCTATGTCCGCCTTTCGCTTACTCATAAATTTCTCCCTGTACGCAGGGTCGTTATCCATTTTGTCCTTATGAGTTTTTTGCCTCTCCTCATACTTTTGTTTTTGTACCTCTTTTGCTGTTTCTTTCTTTTTGAGAATTTCAGCACAACCATCATAAGCACTGTCTAAGTTTTTGCGGTTAACAATATATTCGTAGAAAAGTTCTTTAGTGATTGGCTCAAAGGACATTTATTATATCTACGAATTAATAATTTACCTAAAATATTTTTTTAATGTCGTGTTTAATAAAGATGAGCGCTAAATCCGCAAACAATTTGACAAATACCCCTCTGCTTCCAAATCGCATATTTGTAGGCACGTATGATAGCGTGCTCCCTTACTCAACTGCAGTATTTACCGTGAGCGCGGATAAAGACTGCGAAGTTATTCTCTACTCCTCAGCCGACAAGCTGAACCAAACTACAACAACCTACACAACCGTTGGTGGGGTACCATTCATCAAGGTTGTTAATATCACACAGCCGTTTGTGTATTTCACTATTAGAAATATTACACAAACAGCTCAAACATACCTCCATTTCGACGTTATTTACCGAGAGGTTTCCGTCGCTACTGCATCTGGAGGAGTCGGCTCGAATGTGAACATTTTTGACAGTAACGGTGACAGTTTAAACTCCACATCAGGTGCGCTTGATGTATTTCTCACAAATACCCTGACCATAAGTGGTAACGTTTCAGTGGACAACTTCCCAGCCACACAAGTGGTAAGTGGCTCAGTCGACGTTGACAACTTCCCTGCCTCATTCGAAGTGTCAAACTTCCCAGCCACACAAGCTGTAAGTGGCTCAGTCGACGTTGACAATTTCCCAGCCTCATTCGAAGTGTCAAACTTCCCAGCCACGCAGCCTGTAAGCGGCTCAGTCGACGTTGACAATTTCCCTGCCTCATTCGAAGTGTCAAACTTCCCAGCCACACAAGCTGTAAGCGGCTCAGTCGACGTTGACAACTTCCCAGCCTCATTCGAAGTGTCAAACTTGCCAACGACGCAGCCTGTTTCCATTTACAGTCGTGTGTCGCTGCCTGTATGGTCTGGCACTACAGTGAATACAGGTGACGTTTCCACAAGTGTATCTTTTAACGACTTTAATGCAACGACGCTATCCGTTTATGGGTCGGCTACAGTCGCATGTACACTTGCTGTGCAGTTTTCGTATGAAGGTACTACTTTCTACACGACTCAATATAGTGTAGCAGTTGGCGCAGGAGAGGACTTCGGTTTTACAATTCAGAGCGCTTCTGCTTATGTGCGTGTGAAAAGAACGGACGCTGGTGCAGAAAGTGTTGTAAATGTAGTGATTGAAGGTTGTTAATTTTTTAATCATAGTAATAAATATGGACGCTCTCGCCATAACAGCTGTTATATCAGGTTTGAGCGGTTTAGCAATAGCAATTTTCAGTCACGTGAAACACTCGGAATGTTCTCGTTGTTTTGTCATCGATACACGAACGCCAACTTTACAGTCACCTCCTCAAAAACATCTTGTCATAAAAGAACCACAGTCTATTAGCGGAGATGAAATTAACCGCGGAGCGGGTTTCGGCTCTGCCGAAATTAAAGAAGATACTATCTAATTCTGAAAGAATAATAAAAATTTATTATAAGTTCTGCTTATAATAAATGACAACATTGATTGGCGACGTTTCACTCACAAATAAAACGGGTGTATTTTTGGGAGAAGTAAATATTTCAAATTTAAATACCGACACAAATGCAGTTCTTTACAGTGTAACTGGCGCAGACATTAAAGGTGATAGTGCTGTTCTCAAGTTTGAAGAGGAGATAAAAAAATTAACTGTAAGTGACCAGATGACTTATACATCAACTTACCCAATTGGAGTTGAAACAGCAAATGATGAAAATACTTTTTTCACTGGGTTTTTTGCGCAACAGAAAAACTCAGATGACGGTTCATCTGGTCATATTCTACTCACCAATGACTTGGGGACTGACAGTTCTTTTTACGGTGGGTTAGATATGTTCTCAAGTAATAGCACAATTGCTTTTGGGCAATTTGGGACGATGAAAAATGCTTTGGGGATGTCATCTCAAAGTAGCTCAATTGTCCTAACTCCAAATGCTGGTGCAGCAGAAGAACAAACAGAGAATGGGAATATTATGCTTTGTTATGCAGGTGGGACAAAGGCGCTTATTTTGAACAACAGCGGACAGCTTATTGTTGGAGCTGATAACCCGAGTTTTTCTGGCAACACTTATGGTGGTGATAATGGCGATGTTAACAAGGTGCTGACAAGTGACGGTCTAAACGGACTCAAATGGACAGTTGCTGGTGGAGACTATTCCTCGTATACGAATCAATTTTTTTCAGGTCAATCAGCTGTTACAAGTGGAAGTACCATTACTCTCGCTGCTGGAAACTCAATTTTGAACAAACTCGCAGGGTTTCCAACCATAGTAGACTGTATATTTAATTTTAGCGCGTCTGCAAACAACTCCGTTGCTACTATCACATATACAAACGTCAATACAAGTGCGCAAGTAACTTACACACAGAGTCTATCGAGAAATGGTCATCACGTCCTGCCTCTCAAATTTCTCGTCGCGCAAGATGGAAATTCCGACTATAACTATACCATCACTCTAAGTGTTAGTAATGGTACAGTTGCCACTGATGGAAATGACTTTTACAGCATCGAGTTTCGGCAAATCAAGGGTTCACTTCCAGTATAATTATTTATAATTAACCGCGGAGCGGGTTTCGGCAGAGCCGAAATTAAGGAAAACCCGAAGGGCGACGCTCTGCGTCGAAACCCAAAGGTCGACGCTCTGCGTCGAAGTTTCGTCCTTCGAAGTTGATACATCATAAAACAATATGATGTATCAATCAAAAAATTACATAGTTTTCTTGTTTTTTGCTGTTGGAGCCAATAACCCAAGTTTTTCTGAACAAATAGAACCGAGCCTAAAAAATATTAGTTAAGTCCCTATCTTTTTCAGGAATTTCTGATAACGGTACATACCTTCCTTTATAATAGAACATCTGCGCGTCCTTTCTCGCTTTCTCCTCAGCTTTACGGGCTTCTTCTTTGTTTTTCATTACCATCTCAGGTGTTAACAGTGCCTCACCGTATTTCTCCGCCCTGTATTGCGCCTTACTCTTCTCTGGCTTTTTTTCTTTTTTACTGAATATCATACCTGCTCCACTTTGCTTGTTTTTGCTCCCCTTCGGTCTGCCTGGCTTTCTTTTTGGCTGTAACCCCTCCATGAGTTTCTTGTGAACAGTTTGCAGTTGGTCGCCGCTTAAGCCTCTAAGCGACAGTCGCAAAGCCGCTCCGCCGTCAAAAAAAGGCGCAAGTGCGTCCGACAGAATATCTCCTCCTTTCGACGCAGAGCGTTGCCCTTCGGGTTTCGATGGTTTGCGTCCTCTTTTCTTCGGAGCAGACATATCTAAACCTTTTCCAGCGCCTTTCTTCTGCGCAATGATAATTTCAATCTCCTTTGCAAAGTCGGGTGACAAATTAGCGCGAGTACCCTGCCACTCTTTCTCTAATTGCGCCGAACTAATCTTGTCGAGCGACCTGATATTTGAGTCGTACTGTGCGTTGTTATTAAACAACTTTTTCAATTGCCCAGTTGAACTCTGCCCATTGAACTTCTTTGTCTTGTCAAACACCTTTTGAAGTTGAGCTTCTCCCAGTGTTACCAATGGTAGACCAGGAGGTGTCACCGGTGTTGGAACCGGTGTTGGTGTCACCGGTGTTGGAACTGGAGCTGGTGTTCCCGGAGGCATAATAGTCTGAAGCGCAAGAGCGACATCTGGCGCTACGCCTCTGATAGCTGTTAAGTTTTGTTGCAACAAACCAGGTAATTGAGTAATTGCGAGTTGCCTTTGTTCTTCGAGCTGTGCTTGTTGTGCTTTCTTTAGGGCTTCCTCGCCTTCGAGTACTTTCATTCGTGCCTTCTCGGTCGGAACAAGAGCCTTTTTGCGTAGACGTTCACGCTCTTTTAGAGTATCGATAGAAGGAATACCCTCTTCTTCTCTCATTTGTCTTATCGCCGCACGTTCCTGTGCAATACGCTCGAGTCCAGTTTCTCCCTGCGGTGTCAGACCGCGCTGTTTGAATTTCCGCTCCAATTTCTTCTTTCCAACAATTTTACCCTTAGGCGGTGCTTTCTTTTCCTCTTTGCGTATTTTTCGCAGTTCTTTTTCCCTTTCTGGTTCGAATCTCATACCTCGACGTTTAACGAAATATAGTTTCTCCGATGGTTCTTCGAGCATCACTTTAGACATTTATTTAAGAAGAAAATTAAATTAATTTCTTTAATAAATAAATGAGTCTTGAATTAATCGTCAAACACTTTAATATGAGAGACTTGGATGGGGACGAAATTGAAACATTAATAGGGAAATTACCAGTTCTTTACTCTGAACTTGGCAAATATAAAACTCTCGACGAGTTACTTGGTAAAGAAAACCACGCTATTGTATTATACGAAACCAGTTCGAAAGGCTTTGGTCATTTCGTCGCAATTACGAGAGATGACGAAACGGGGAAGGTACGATATGCCGATTCGTATGGAATTCCAGACCCAGATACGGAGTTACAGTTTACAGCCTACGATAAACCTTTGCCAAAATACTTGAACCATCTCCTCAAAGGCTACGACTACGAAAGCAACACTTATCCGTATCAAGGCAAGAGAAAAGGCGTGAGCACTTGTGGTCGCTGGTCGAGTCTGTTTTGTCGTTTTCGAAACTTGAGTCTTCGACAAATTCAGGAAATATTCACGATGAACAAGAGTGAGTTTTTAAGCGATAGCGACAACGCCGCAACAATACTTACCCTGTTTCCTTTGAGGGACATTACGACTTACTTGGGGAGTTTACCAAGGGGTGGACGGTGAATTAACCGCGGAAGCGGGTTCAGCTCTGCTGAATTTATAAGTTTCTCTTATAAATTTTTAATAAAATAATTACTCCTTCTCTTCGTCCACAGGATAAAAAAATGCTATGATTAGTTGCGCTCCTGGGAGATATGTATGATAAATAATTTCATCTTTTTTCAAAATGTAACGCAGCATGCAAGAAATGGGTAAATTCTCATACTCCATCCCGCATAGATGGCTTGGAATATTGTTGCGTCTTTCCAAATCGCTCAACATAATGGCACGATAATGCCCATCATTATACGCGTCTGTGACTTCTTCCCAGTCGTATGCCTCAACAAGTGTTTCAATGTCTTTCTTGTAAGTGCGCTTGAGCCAAAGTTCGAATTTTTCATCATCAGAGAGAGAAACCATTGTAAAGAATTTGTATTTTTTTACAAAATATCGGGGAAAATATCAGTTTAAAACTTAATACTCACCGCGCAGCGGGTTCAGCTCTGCTGAATTACCGCAACTTATTATTTTCAAACGGTTTATAATTAACCGCGGAGCGGGTTTCGGCAGAGCCGAAATTAACAATGGGCGAGTTCAGCGTCGTAACTTATCGCAACAGTTCTCGCACTCGCACATAGCCCATTCTAAAATTTCTTCAAATGTAAGTGGCTTATCCTTTGTACCTTTTGTTAAAACTAAAGTGTCGCAACAGTTCAGGCAATGGTCTCCACACTCGCACATCTCCTCCTCAGTTTTACGGGTTTCACACTCGATACATGTGGCATCCCACTCCTCTTCGATAAAAACCATATCTTTGTAAATTGTTAATTCTTTTCCAAAGCCCTCTTCCTCCTCCCATTCTAAGTCAATAGAAATAGGAAACTCCTTGCATAAAGTAGCCAGCATTTGCAAAGACGGCGGGCTCCACGGTGTCTGAAACGAATAGCAGAGTTCGTCGTCGTCGTCGTGCCGTTCTTGAGCGTCCCACACGTCCCACTTGCACCCCCAGTTGGCAACACACCAATCGTAGTCCCACTTATTCTGGGGCATCGGGATAATGTTGTTCAACGAGAAACCCTTGTGCTTTTCCCCATCATCTAACGTGTACGTCTTCTCAAGTTTACGTTTTATCTTTTTGACGAGCGCCTTCTTGTCGCCCGTATACTCCGCCAGAGGAGTAATTGTGAGAGAGTTGTAAACCCAGTTCGGCATAGTAGTATTGATGAGATAATTTGTAGTACCGGAGGTTTTTGGAAAAATATCAATTTTAAATACTAAAGCGGGTTCAGCTCTGCCGAATTAACCGCGGAAGCGGGTTCAGCTCTGCCGAATTAAAACCCTTTGACAATTTTGATATTGAACCTCCTTTCAATATCCCTGATACTCTCGTCGATAGTTGGTTTGTTCCAAAGTAACCATCTCGACCAGAACCCAGCTGAGTCAGTATCGGTCCAGTCCTCGTTTGGTTCGTGCCTCAATAGGTAATTTCGTTTTTTGGTCTCGTCCTTGGAAGTTGTGTAGTCCTCGTAGCCCCTCGCACCAAAAGAAATTCTTTTTAATGTCGGATTAATCCGTATTGCCGTATACTTTTTATTTGGGTTTACACTCTCTTCCAGTATGTAGAGTTTCATTTATTTTAGAAAGGAAATAAATGATTTACTTTTGATTTGTATAACCTGCTTTGCGAAGTGACTCAATGAGTTCTGCCTTTGTCATCAGTCCATAGTTTTTAATTTTATAACGCGAGGCTTGTTGCCCCAACTCCCTAAGTGTCATTCTTGAGAGAGGAGGGTTTTTCGCAAGTCCAAAACCAACCCTAACTCCCTTCTGAAAACAAACATAGGCGTTCTCTGGGTTGTTACAATTTTTACAGCACTTCTTTGGAGGCATCTTTATTAATATGAGAAGAAATAAAAAAAATTCTTTACGACAAAAGAGCGACCGCAAAACGGGTTCGGTCAGTTTAGCTTGTATGGTGTGAAAAAAAACTCTTAAAAATAAAAAACTCTTAAAAATATTTACAATTTTTTTTTAAAACGATTTAAAAAAAATATTTGGTATATTAAAATGAACACCTCTGGTCAAGAAATTCTCTCTACCCTTCCTAAAACTATGAAGGGAAGAGATACGAGAAATTATTATACGAAGCCGAAAAGGACTCTCGAAGCCATACTCAATTGCAAAAGTAAAAAGGTTCGCCTCGTCAGAAATAAGCAAACAAAAAAGAAGGAACATATCGAGAGTTGGGCTAAATATAACGAACTCTACGACAGCGGAGTTTTAGACGAAGAGCGAATTACCACTTGGGAGACAAACGCTACACAATACTTTACGACATATGATAAGTCTTCGCCTTTTAAGAAAGATGGAGAAGTTAAATACAAACCTGTCAAAGATAGGTTTTACATCATCGACTTTGACGACTTTGTCGATATTCAACTTCTTCCTCGCTTTATGAAAGAAAAAGGTTTTTTGACCTTGAGTAATAGCGGTAAACCCCATTACTATTTCAAATGCAATGAGGACATTCGTTCTCTTCTCGGAAACAAAGTGATGTCATATCAAAATGTAAACGAGGAGATGTTTGATGACATCGACTTGAAAGAGATGATTTACGAAATGAATAGTGGCAACATCTACTACCCGCAAGTCCCAAGTGATGCAAATATGTTTGTTTCTACTTGCGAGTTGAAGCGTCTTCTCATTCCGGTCGCGAGTAAGGAAATTACGAAAATAGAAAACGAGTTACTCCCATACGAAAACGATATTGCAAAGTGGAGAGAGTTGATGTGGTTATGTTTACCTGAGAATAAGTCTTTTGACGGATGGAACAAAATGTGTTACATTATGCCTGAAGGAAAGGAATATGAGGACTTATTTTTTGAGTGGAGTTCGGTTGGATACAACGCACTTGAAAGTGAGTGTCGCAATAAGTTTTCTAAAACTCGTCACATCGGTTCGTGGGGAGCAATTATCAAATTAGCAAAGTTTTACAACGAAGCTTTGGCTTCCGATGTCGTTTCTGACTTGAAGATTGATGGAAGTCGTAAATGGGTAGAGTGTGGAAATGTTGGAGTGGCGAACATATTCTATCGTTTTAACAAGGACAATTTTATCTACAAAGTAGAGGATGAAATGTGGTATGGTTTGACTCCGAATGGACGATGGAATGCACTCTCAAAGAAGAATAACGGCTTAATCAATGTCTTCTACGAGAGCGTCTTTCCAGTCATCAAACAACTCTACAACGATGTAATGCAAGAATATGACTCTTATAAGGCTGAAAAAGGAGAAAAAGACGAAGAACTCGAAAACCGAGTGAAAAATATCTCGACCATCAAACGGAGAATGTGCGAAGTCAAATTTCAAACTGACAGTGTAAAGTTTGCTGCTGCAAAGTTTAATAGATACGATGTTACATTTGACGACAACGCGTATTTGGTCGGTTTTGATAATGGTGTTTGGGACTTCTCACGAGGAGTTTTTCGTCCTTATAAGAGCGAAGACTACATGACAATGTCAGTTGGTTATGATTGGAACGAAAAGGAAGCAAACAACGAGGAGAAGGCAAAAGAGTTGGAGGCGTTGATAAAGCAAGTTTTTCACGATGAAACTATCATCAAATTCTACAAGGAAACTATGGCTCGTTGTCTTATCGGTATTTCCTCTCAAAAATTCATCATCGCAAACGGCTCAGGAGGTAACTCAAAAGGCATTCTCATCGAAGGAATGGGGTTATCTACTTTTGGAGGATACGGTTATAATATGCCTTCGACTATCATTACTGGAGAGAAGAAGACCGGTCCTAACCCCGAACTTGCTCATTGTCATCGTAAGCGTTTCATTTGCTGTAAAGAGCCATCTGGTAAGAAGAAGCTCGACAACGCTTCTGTGAAAGACTTGACCGGTGGAGGACAAACGGTTGCGAGGCTTTTGCAGTCTAATAATTCCAAAACTGTGCTTTGCGGAACTCTGTTTATGGAAACGAACCCGAAGTTGAACTGGTTAGAAGAACCATCTCAGGCAGAAGTCCGACGCGTTGTTCTTATCCCTTTCAAAAGCACCTTTGTTGAGAAAACAGAAGATGTGAATGAAGAAAACAGAGTTTATTTACAGAACCCACTCTATACAACCGACGCGTGGAAGAAGAGCATTCGCTTACCTTTTTTCAATATGCTTAAGAATACTCTCATTTCAACAGAAATTAATCTACAAGTAAAAACACCCCCCATCTTAGAGGAGAAAACAGAGAAATACTTATCGGGAGGTATACAACTCCTCGAATTTATCAACGAGGAGTTTGTTAAGTTGGACGAAGCTGGAAAGAGGTTACAGAACCAAACCGGAGATGGTGTCATTTCTATATCAGCTTTCTTTGAGATGTATAAGATGAGCGAGTATTATCAGCTTCTCTCAAGAGACGAAAAACAGAACGCAAAGAAGAGTATGGAGGAGTTATTTGAAACAAATACTTTTGTGAAACGGTATTACTCTCCTCGGTTTAGAAACACTCAAATGATGATAGACATTAAGAGAGCGGTCGTTGGGTTGAAAAGAAAGAATAGAGAAGAAAGGGACGAATTATACGATGAAGGAGTAGAGAGTAATTATGGAAAACCTCCGATGTAGCCAAAATGTCAAAATTCATTTCTTTCCCACCTTTCCCAAAACGGGTTTTATGCCTTGGCTGGAAGGGACAAGTTATGGGAAAGAAATGACCTTTTTTTTTGGTTGTTGTGTTGTATAGGAGAAAAGTAGAAGAGTTGTTTGGGAATATTATATTCTTTCTCAATACAATAACTAAAAAAAAGTAGTAAAAGTTTCCCATGACTTGTCCCTTTGAGGTAAGGCATAAAACTCATTTTGGGAAAGGTGGGAAAAACCTTTGTCCCAATCCATTTCACCAATCCCCGCCTGAATAGAAGCTGAATTTTAAATTGATTTATCGGGTTCGTTTGTCAGTTTAAACCTCTATGAAGACTCCTAAAGTTTAATTTTGTTTAAAAAGCTTTTTTGAATGTATAATTATTAAGCATTTTTTAAACAAATAAAGCCCATACTACGGGTTGCGTTTTGACCAAACCCGCTTTAGTGTCAAGATTCGGTTTATTCAGCAGAGCTGAACCCGTTCGCGGTTTATTCAGCTATACTCTCTCTTTCTCTGTTTTCATTTATTAAAAAATAAATGAAATTCGTTTTTTCATACCATACAAGCTAAACGTTGGACCGCCTTGACATTTGGTAAATTCTTTTTAGCCTCAATTTCGTCTTGTCTTTTCTTTTCCTCAGCCAACGCCTTTTTCTGCCTATAAGCTTCTCTTGCCTTTGCTCGGTTACGTTCCGCAGTTTCTGGTTTTACAACATACGTTTTACCACTTTGATTTGTGGTAAAGTAAGTCTTGTACTTTTTCTGTGCGAGTTGTTCCTCTGTCATCGGTAGAGTCCCTTGCATTCCGGGCATTCCTCTATTGTCAAATTCGGGTATGGCTTGACCTTGTTCTAAAGCAAGTTTCTTGGCTTTTCGTTGTTGGTGGTACTTTGCATTAAGTTCTTTTAACTTAGCTTTTCCCTTTTCGCTACTTAGATATTTTTTCATTGTTTCCTTGTGTCTTAGTCGGTCTTCCTCTGTTAAGAACATTCCTGATTTATTATATACAACATTTCTTTTTAAAAACAATTTTAATTTTCTACATAAGAATGCTTTCGTTTAGTATGCCTACGCATAGAACTTTTATTAAATTCGCAGTTACAAACTGGGCAAACAATACGAGCATTAACTTGGTCTTTGTTTGCCTCATATTTTGCCTTGCTTTTTTCTGCTATTTTCTCTTTATTCTTTTCTCTATAAACTTTGCCCTTCTTAGAGATAGACTCTTTGTTTGCCTCCCTATACGCCTTCTTTCGTTGTTTAATAATTTCTGGATTTGCCTCTCGGTATTCTTTAACTCGTTGACAAATTTCTGTCTTGTGTTCTTGATAGAATGCTTTCAAATTTTCTTTCGCCTCTTCGGGAGTTGGAGCTGGAAGTTGTCGATTAACACAGTTGTTATTTTCAATATGAAAACGTTCCCTACGTTCCAACTCCATCTTTGAGGCGCAAGAAAACTCCTCGATTAAAACAATTGTTATTTCTCCGCCAGCCTCAAAAATTTGAGCTGATGTGACTTTGTTATTGATATTGTTTGTTTCTTTGAATTTCTTGTACTGATATTCGTGCTGATGTTTGCGAACTCTCAATTCGTTACAGGTAGAGCCGATATAGCACTTATCCAAATTCGAAGAACAAAGTTTGTAAATTTTCCCTCGGGAATACATATGTGGTTTTTATTGTATCATTTTGTATCATTAAGTCATTTTATTTTTTAATTTCTCTTTTATCTGCCTTCGTTCAAAGGATAGCACCGAGGGCATCAAAGGGCATCTGAAAACCTTTCTGGAAACCCCCGAGGAAGTCATCAAAAAAACTACCACCCTTTCGTTTGGAGATGTGTGTGCGGAGTTTCTCAAACTGAGCCTTAGAAATTTTAGTACCCGGTTTCTTATCACGCATACCAGTAGGCATCTTAAGACCGTGTTTATGCAACATCTCTTTCAGAGTCAACCCTTTACCTAAGATATTTTCAACACCCAGCGAAGGGTCTATAGGGTCACCAAACATGTCAACGCCGCTACCAGGTTTAGGGATAGAAATATGCATACCCAAAAAACCCCCTTTTCCCTTTGCTTTTCCTTTACCCTTTGCTCGCGGAAGTCCACTACCCTGAGGACGAAGAGCATCAAAAAAAGAGTCAATACCCAAAAAACCTCCATCACCAAACTTAGCAGCGTTTCCTGTTCTCATTGTATTCGACGAGGGCATTATCATACCAGGTCCTTGTGTGATTGACCCTTCCGGCAAACGGGCAGCCATGACCTCTCTCTCCTGAGGCGACAGAATGCCCATAGGTACACCAGTCAAGGTAGTAGACGCTCTATTAAGAGGGACTGAGGGCGGAACAAGTGCCCCACCACGGACACGTTTTGTTCTCACTTTCTTTTCGGGAAGACCCATACCCAATCCCAACATAGCCAGAGGAGGAGGAAGCCCAAGTGCACCAAAGGCGTTTGTGAGTAAACCTGCCCCCTCTACTACATCAGACGAAGGTGGCATTGGCTCAGCCATGTCCATAACAACCTTACCACCTTTAGCGGTTTTCGGTTTCGACGCAGCGCGTCGCCCTTTGGGTTTAGCGGCGGAGTGCGTTTTCGACGCAGCGCGTCGCCCTTCGGGTTTCGTTCCTCCGGCAGAATGATACATTTCTGCAAGTTTTTTCATTCGTTCATTTGCGGGAATATCACGAACTTTATCATAGTGTGTCTTTACAAATTCAGCAAATTTGGTCATTTATTATACTTGGGTATAATAAAATTTTTTTTATTACAAATAAGTTAGTGAGTCACATATATATGGGTTCAACGACGACAGTTCTGTTCTGCCCATTCTCTTGCGTCTTGTTCAGTTTTGAAATACTTGCTATAACCTGTTTGTTCATCTATTTTCCACCTCAATCGCCAAGGGGAAGGCTTTCCTTTCTTTTCTTCTGAAATACAGTAGTACTTTGCGTTCAGAACCATATCTCTATTTCGGCTTTGCATAAAGTCATCAGCCCACTCCAAGTTCTCTACACAATTATTTGTTCTTATTCTGTCTATATGATTGACTTCTGGTTTACCGTCAATTTTTGGAATAAAAGCCAAAGCTACAAGACGAGCTACAAGATAGCGCCTACACTTATTTTCTTTGTAAAGACGAATTGTCAAATACCCATTACGGTTTTTTGGATACGGAGTAATGAATTGTTCACTTTTAAGACAAACTTTTCCATTTTTGTAAATTATGTTTCTTGCTAAACTCTTAATTCTACCCATCGTTGAAACAGCATACTCTCCTTCGTATCCTTCGATGTCTTTCCAGAGTTCTTGACTCATATATGTCTTTTCATATATGAATTTATTCTTTAGGTGGTTTTACGATGGTGCAGGTGGTTTAACGACGGCGCCGGAGTGAGGCTCCAGAAATGACTCCACCCGTCAAATTCTTTGCGTGTTCTGCTAACTTAACAGCCATAGGACCATAAGTGGAAATTGCATTCGCGGTGTGACCGAGTATACTTTTCATTTTTCCGAAAAGAGAACCGCCCTGAATGGTGGGCTTTACCGCCTCAGAAGAAACGGCAGTGCCGTCTTTCGGAGCAGTAGCCAGAAGATGGTTGACCTCAGCTTCGGTCAAGTCGCCAATATTGAACACGCAGTTGTCAGGAGTGATGCTCACGACACCGGAGTATACGGGGACAATGACCAGTTCGGCAGTAAACGTCTTGTTGTTGGCGGTGGCGACACCAGCAGCAGCCGAGGCAGCCGCATAGTTGCAGTCGCAGTAGTTAGCCTGAAATTGAAAGTTGACGGAGCCACTCTCCGAAGGCAGAATGTCTCCACTCTGCAAATTTATTCCCAGGTCAGCCACCGGGTCGAGGATAATGAGAGAGCCCGAGCCCCACTGCCAGTCCTGAAAAGTACCTCTGTAACCGTTGCGAACACTCATACGGTACAGTGTCTCGTTAGAGGCAGACGAAAGCAGACCCGAGCGGTTGCCAAGCGTGATAGCCACGTTAGGCAGAAAAGAACCACTCGCAGCACCGTTGAGAGCAGGACCAGTCTCGAGGTTACCAGACAACTTACCAAGAGCAAGGAAAGTGTCAGCCCAACAACCAGAAGCAGGAGCCTCACGAGTAGTTGCAAAGCGGGGACGAGCATAAATGTAGATAAGAGAAGGCATACTCTGCAGACGAAGAGTGTCAGAGATAAGAGGAGCAGTGGTGACTGCATAGTTAGCAGCACCAGTGTTGAACGTCTGACCAGTATCACGCTGAAAGTAAACCAAGTTCTCATAGGGGTACTGAACCATACGAGGGATTTGTACAAGTTCGTTGCTCACCTGAATATAAGTCAACTGCAGGACAGGGTTGCTAATGGTGACGGCGATGCCGGCAGGTTGAACAGGGTAAGCAGTTGCAAGAGAGGGGAAAACAAACATGTCGTTAAGAGCTATCTGATTGAAATTCAACTGCAAACTGAGCGTGTTGATATTAGCTAAGAAATTTTCCTCCGAATGTACGGAGAGAGGGCTAATCATCAGTGACTCACTAACCTCAAAGGTGTAAACAGCGGCGTTACCACCGGCAGCAGGGAGGAAACCAAGCGCACGGAAAGAACCACGAGTCGTACCGTCGGAATTATAGTAACCAGACAGAGGTTGCTGAGAAGAACAAGAGGCGGCAGCGTCCTGAATAAGAATTGCGGAGTTGTCAGCCATGGCGGGACTCTCCGTTGCTTCCTTCTCAATGAACTCCTTACTCAGTTTACGCTGAGTGGCGGAGAGGATACTTCTCGAGCTAAGGGAACTTGTTGCGCCGTTGATGATGAGGGAGATGTTAGAAGTAGCAGACTGCAGAGGGAAAGCACGAAGAGCGCCAGCAGGACCAGCAGCACCAACAGCCAAAATGGGCTGAGCGCCGTTCCAGTCGGCAGTAGTAGCTATCTGTACGTTGTAACGGAGCCGGATATTACGGCTGACAAGAGTGTTGCTCAACGATGGAGTTATTACGTTGTTAAAAATAAGGGAGCTTGAGTATGAGCCGTTGTTTCCGTCAGGCTGGACCTCGAAAAAGTTGTTTTGTACACCCGAAACGTGTACCATCTTGGTGGAATTGGGAGAGATGTTAATACGGTTGTCTAAAACCAATTGCATATCAGTCATTTATTACGTGTCAGAAAAAAGAAAAAAAAAGTTAAAATTTTTTCATTCAGAGTGAAAGAAAAAAATATACAATAATTTTCGTCGAGTTAATATCGACGAGGGAATATCAGCTTGGCGTTCCAGTTGTCATCGGGGGCAAGATAGAGTTCAAACTGTTGACCGTTGAGGTAACTATACCATACCTGTAAATTGATACGGTTAATAGGTTGATTCGTAGCCAGAATGTACGGTCTCAAAAACTGAGGCTGGAAGTAGAGGACTTGTCCAACGTTCTCGTTATAACCAGCCGATGCAGTAGGAATATCCACGTCCGTAATGATGTTGTCGGTAGAGTTCGCACCAAAGTAACTTCCAAACACGTAGATGGTGTTTGAGATGAAAAGTATCTTGTCAAGCTGATTGAACTGAAACAGCGACTTGCTCGTTTGCGTTAAACTGGTACTATTCGGAGGTAAGACAAGAGCGTTAAAATTAGTATTTATACTATCAACCGAACTGTCGAAATAAGCCAGACGCAATAGGGCATCATTCATCATTATAAAAGTTCCTGCAGCAGGATTTGTATAGTCACTACTATAAGACAACGTAAGCAAACCTGAAGTGTAGTCAAATGTCAACTTGGGAGCTTCTGCAAAGGTACCAGCAGGAACTTTCGCAAACGCCTCAGCAAAAGCGTTATTAATCGCCGTAATGAGTTCGCTAAAGGTATAGATGTCGTATGCGCCTACATCTAAGTCCTCTGCGTTCTTTACCCAGATGTTGTTAAGTCCAGTAATTGTCTGATTGGACCACAGTTGTGAACAGTCAGTTGGGTTAATAGCTTGGAGAGTACCTTCGTGAGAGACCAGAAATTGATTCGCCACAGCATTTCGAGCAATACCAGAAATTCTTCCTACACCCTGTGCTAAACTTCCGTGAGGAGTTTGACCACTAATACCATAGTTGTAGACAGTTGAGTTATATGTCAATTTTGGAGCGGGAAGCAAGTTGATACTTTGGAATGTGTTTGTGATAAAAGGGTATGGACTAAAAGTAATTGTGTTTAAGGACGGCTTAAATACGCCTCTGTATACATCGCCTGCTGCACTTGTCGCATAAATGGTATTTGGATTCGTCCGCGAAAATGATATACACGTCGTATCAACGGGAACGCCCAATTTTTGGATAGCGGTATACGAGTATGTGTAGTCGATAGATGGCGCTGGGTAGAAATAGGTAATGACTGGGTTAAAAAGGTTACTAACTCCGACACCTGAAGCAGTTGAAACAATTTCTTGACTTGCGATATTGTACATAAGTACATTCCCCCCAAATGTATCTGGACCGCCAGACCCAGCTTGAAGTAGGGTTACTTCTATTCCCTGAATCGATGTATTAACAAAAACGTTTTGCATTGAATTTACCAAGTAATAAGTTTCCAAAGGGAAAAGTTGAGTAGGTTGACTTACAGACCAATTAGGAGTTCCAGTCTGCGTAAAATTATACCCAGCTGCTCCTAAACATTGGTTTGCTGGGTCGTCAGTAGACCCGTATGTCAAAATTGCTGAGAACAATGCAGCAGGGGCGTTATAAAATATAGAACCACTAATACCGATATTGTCTGCAGTTCCTAAATTATCAGCATACAGAGTTGCAACAGAACCGAGAACGGTTGTTTTGAAGACATACCAGTAGTTGTATGTGATGACCATAAGATATTCGTCTCCTGCCTCATTGATAGACGAAAGACTCCAACCAAATCCGGTGGTTGGAGTTGTCCCCGGAAGAGAAATAGTTCCTTGAGATGTACCATCGACAGTTGAGTATATGCTAATTGTATTACTTCCATTTGAAACGGCAAAACAGTTGTTTAGAGGCAAATAACAAAAGCCATATCGTGTTGTAGCGTCAGGACCCATACTCGCGTTAATATTAAATGTAGTTAGTGTGGTAAATGCGGGTAGTTGTTTTTTGACGATGGTAAGGTTAGGAAGTATGTTTGGTTCAGCAAAAGCTTGATACAAAAGGGTATAACCAAAGTCACCAATTTTTACAAAACCGTATACACTTTGTTCAATATTGGCTGCAGCAATTAACGCTTCTTGTTGTTTAGCTGTGTATGCGGTAATAAGACCGGGCGCATTCGTGTTCCAACCCACTCCCTGCTGGACAACTTTAGCTATGAATTCAGTAGTCCCAGGAAGGGGTTGAGGTTCAAATTCAGTGCCTCTGTAAAAATTGTAGTAAACCTTGGGGAGATAAGCATTACTCGTGATATAGATATTTCCGTCGGTTCCAACAGACAGAAGTTGCTCTGTTGGGTCGTATACGTCACACGCTACAGGTGAAGTATTCGAGCCAGGGACAGGAAAGTTGTTCCTATCTACAACAGACCAAGTCGGTGGTAATGTCCCCTGGTCGATGCCCAAAGCACCAATCGCTCCAACAACACCATTTATGGTACACCAGGGGTTTCGAAGGTTTTGACTGCCAGAAGACCAACAAGAATTAATCAGAGGTGTTGAACTAACGAAAAAAGGTATGCCGCTTACTCCAGTTGTTGGGTCATATGTGTATCCATATGTTTGGTTATTATTACCTGCACCATAACCGTAAACAGTTCCACCCAAATTAAGACCAATTGCGTGTCTGCCCGTGCCTAACCAACTACCAGTGTTAAATTGTGTTCCAGTTATACAGTTTTGCATCGTATTCGAGCCTGTAGGAATTCCAAGATAAAGATTGGGATTTGCCGAAGTGTCACTTATGAGAAACCTATCACTATTCGAAAGTATTGCCGAGTACTCTCCAAGTTGCTGAATGGCACTATCGTCGTATGTCGTTTGAGGAGCCAAAGTTACGGCATCATAGATATTTATCGTATTGACGTCTGTTCCTACTATGATTTGAAGGTCGGCACAGATAGTTTGGATATTCGCCAAGTCGTTGTCATTGAAGTCTTTTGTGATTAGTCCTGTTTCAGCAATTGAGAACGAATTCTCTCCTTCCGTAATTTTGAAAATTTGCACCGAGCTTCCAGTGACACCTTCGATAGCCAAATACAAGTTGGAAGCTCTATCCAGCGTCATTGCTTGTATACTTTCGAAGTCTTGATTGAGTAGAACAAGTCCCGAAGCTGCAAAGACAACAAGTTTTTCGAATACGTTAGAGTTTGGAGCTACCGAACCAGCACAGATGTAATGACCGTAGTCAGTCACACATAGCTGAAGAAGCGTCTGAATGTAGGTGCTGATATTGAAATTAGTTGGTATAGCGGTTACTGCACCTGTTGCGTCATACGAATACTGTGCCGCAACCCCGTTAGTGTCGACGTTAAAAAGATAGTTTGTATTCGCCGCTCCATACTGTCGTACATATGCAGTGTATTCGTTTTGCCCATCGCGCAAAGCAACCTCGTATTTCTTTAGCGGAATGTTCGACTTTGTCAGCGGAATTGTGCTGAGAGGAATACGAGCTTTAGAAACTGCTACTTGGTAGTCACTCGCAACATCGATGACTGGGTAGAGTAGAATGTTATTTTGTTCTGCGGGTTCCTCAACGTTTGTAGAATTAAATTGTGAGACTCCATAATAGATGTTATTTTTGGATGTAAGGTCCGTCATTTAATTATACAGAAATTAAATAAAAAAAAGTTTAGTCGAAAGAAATTACACTATGTTGCGAAACCGCGTACTTAGGAATAGCCTTCCTATAGAACACCCATCTGCTTTTCATATCCATTATGTGTTCTATTTGCTCTTTTCCTAAACCTCCATACACTTTCAGAATGTTACGAGTATCGCGTGCGTTGAACTTGGGAAAGAGAACCCAATACTGGCTCTCTCGAATTTGAACTTTCGTGGTGTTTCCGTTGGTCGCATTGTGGCTCACGGAAATAAGAGAAACTCTTCGGTGCCGTCCTCTCTCTGCTATGATGTCGCGTAGTTCAAGGTACTCCTTAGCTACATGCTTCGGAAATGACTCACAGTCATCAAAGATACACACACTGCCCTCTGGAATGTCCTCGGGTTCTAAACTACGTCCTTTGTTTTCCTCTCTAAAGCCATCAAGATTAATTTGAATTAAATTCTTAATTTTTGAAAGGGACTTGTCGTTGGTGATAGGACTAAAAAGAAATATCCCAGCTCCCTTTTCTCTTAATTTGTTGTGCTTTAAAAACTCCGCTATAAAGTGCGATTTGCCCGAACCACTTAGCCCAGAAACGTACATTCTGTAGCTTTCGTCAGTCACGATGGGAAACAGCTCGTGAGCGCTTCCGTAGTCAAGATGCGTTTTCAAACTCTCTTTCACATAAAGCTTTCCGTCCTCTAATTTGCGGTGCAGTTTAGGCGATAAACTTGCTACTAACGACTCGTCTTCGTATGCCTTCGTAATTTGGTCTTGTTCGGTTGGGGACAGCTTTTTGTCCAACCTCAGAAATTTAGTAAACATATTTAGTTTCTGCTCTTCTGTAGTGTCAATTTCCGGTTCGTCTTTGTCTGACGCATCTTCTTTCAAAAAAATAAATTTCTTTCTGTCATCGTCTATAGTTGCTATTTTCCTTCCGCCTGTTAAACTAAGCATTTTATTAGAGGAAAGAATTAAAATAATTCCTTATATAAAATGGCTGATGTAGCAAAACTTTTTATTCTCACGGTAATTAGTGAGCAACTTGAAGAGGAAGCGAAAA